GAGATTTCGATAGCGTCTGCCCTGAAAAACAGGTTACCACCCGACCAGGTTACCGGCCTGTGGTTACCACCGCCCCTGACAGTTACCACCCCTTCAAAATTTCTCACCCGCCCGGCGGCAACGCTCGGCGGGTTTTTCAATTCCATGACGCCAAATCTGCAGATCGAATATCGTCCGATCGATGCGCTGCTGCCGTATGCGCGCAATCCGCGCACGCATTCCCCGACGCAGATCGCCAAGATCGCGGCCAGCATCGTGGAGTTTGGCTGGACCCAACCGATCCTGGTCGACGGCGAGAGCGGGATCATCGCCGGTCACGGTCGCCTGGCGGCGGCGCGCAAGCTGGGACTGTCGAACGTCCCGGTCATCGAACTGGGCTATCTCACCCCGGCGCAAAAGCGCGCCTACGTGATCGCCGACAACCGCCTGGCGCTGGACGCCGGGTGGGACGACGAGTTGCTGGCGCTTGAACTGGCCGAGTTATCTGAGGCCGGATACGACCTGCTGCTCACCGGCTTCGACGATGACGAACTCGCCAAGATGCTGGCTGACATTGCAGAGACGGATGGTTCGGATACCGACGAAGAACCGGCCAGCGATGAGGACGATGACGTCCCCGAACCACCCAAGCAGCCGATCTCCCGTCCAGGCGACGTCTGGCAACTGGGCCCGCACCGCCTGATCTGCGGCGATGCCAGCGATCCATCCGTGGTCGCCACCCTGATGCAGGGCGAGCAGGCCAGCCTGTGTTTCACCTCGCCGCCCTACGGCAACCAGCGCGAATACACCTCCGGTGGCATTTCCGACTGGGATGGCCTGATGCGCAGCGTGTTCGCACAGTTGCCCATGGCCGCCGATGGCCAGGTGCTAGTCAACCTCGGCCTAATCCACCGCGACAACGAGTTCATTCCGTATTGGGACCAGTGGCTCGATTGGATGCGGACACAAGGCTGGCGGCGCTTTGCCTGGTACGTCTGGGACCAAGGGCCGGGCATGCCCGGTGACTGGCAAGGGCGCCTGGCGCCCAGCTTCGAATTCATCTTCCACTTCAACCGCCAGACGCGCAAACCCAACAAGACGGTGCCTTGCAAGTTTGCTGGCCAGGAGACCCATCTGCGGGCCGACGGATCCTCGACCGCGATGCGCGGCAAGGATGGCCAGGTCAACGGCTGGAACGCCGCAGGTCAGCCGACGCAGGACCACCGCATCCCCGACTCGGTCATACGGGTCATGCGCCACAAGGGAAAGATCGGCAAGGACATTGATCATCCAGCCGTGTTTCCGGTGACGCTGCCGGTCGAGGTCATCGAGGCCTACACCGATGAAGGCGAGATCGTCTTCGAACCTTTTGGTGGTAGCGGCACCACGCTGATGGCGGCCCAGCGCACCGGACGCATCGGCCGTGCGGTCGAGATCGCGCCCGAGTACGTCGACGTGGCACTGATCCGTTTCCAACAGAACTTCCCTGGTGTGCCGGTCTCCCTGGCAGCCACGGGCGATGCCTTCGAGGTGGTCGCCCAACAACGACGAAGCGAACCCATCCATGTCTGAACCCTGGCTTTCCACCCATATCGAACGCTGGCCCACCGAAAAACTGGTGCCCTACGCCCGCAATGCCCGCACTCACTCCGAGGAGCAAGTGGCGCAGATCGCCGCCTCCATCGTCGAGTTCGGCTTCACCAATCCGATCCTGGCGGGGTCCGATGGCGTGATCGTCGCCGGTCATGGACGGCTGGCCGCTGCGCAAAAGCTGGGCCTGGACACCGTGCCGGTGGTCGTGCTCGATCACCTGACGCCCACCCAGCGCCGCGCGCTCATCATCGCGGACAACCGCATCGCCGAGAACGCCGGCTGGGACGACGCCATGCTGCGCATCGAGCTGCAGTCCTTGCAGGAAGATGGTTTCAACCTGGACATCACCGGCTTCGATGCCGACGCGCTGGCCGAAATCATGGCGGGCGAAGAGACCACGATCGATGGTCAAACCGATGACGATGCGGTACCCGAGGTGTCGGCCACCCCCATCTCCCGCCCGGGTGATGTTTGGGAGCTGGGCAATCACCGGCTGGTGTGCGGCGATGCCACGGACCCCAAGAGCTACGAGCTGCTGATGGCCGATGCCCAGGCCGACATGGTCTTCACCGATCCACCGTACAACGTGGACTACGCCAACAGCGCCAAGGACAAGATGCGCGGCAAGGACCGCCCGATCCTGAACGACAACCTGGGCGATGGTTTCTACGATTTCCTGCTGGCGGCATTGACGCCGATGTTGTCGCGCTGTAGCGGCGCGATCTATGTGGCCATGTCATCCAGCGAACTCGACACGCTGCAGTCTGCATTCCGGACTGCCGGGGGCAAGTGGTCCACCTTCATCATTTGGGCCAAGAACACCTTCACGCTCGGCCGCGCCGACTACCAGCGCCAGTACGAGCCCATCCTCTACGGCTGGCCCGAAGGAGAGAACCGCCATTGGTGCGGGGATCGTGACCAGGGCGATGTGTGGAACATCAAAAAGCCGCAGAAGAACGACCTGCACCCAACCATGAAGCCGGTGGAGTTGGTCGAGCGCGCGATACGCAATTCCAGCCGACCGGGTGACATCGTGTTGGACCCGTTCGGCGGCTCTGGCACCACCCTCATCGCCGCTGAAAAAACAGGTCGCATCGGCTGGCTGATCGAGCTCGATCCCAAGTACGTGGATGTGATCGTGCGCCGCTGGCAGGACTGGAGCGGGCAAGAAGCCTTCCGGGAACTTGACGCGGTCAAGTTCAACGACTTGGCGGCTTTGGCAGGTGTGGCTGTCACGACTGATGCAGCGGAGGCCGACGCATGAAGCAGTCGCGCCTGATGTCCCTTGTGGAGTCGCTCGCCAATGTGCTGGTGGGCTACGGAGTGGCGGTTGCCACGCAGATGGTGGTGTTCCCGCTGTTCGGCCTGGCCGTGACCGTCACCGAAAACCTGCTGATCGGCTTGATCTTCACGGCCGTCTCGATCGTGCGCAGCTACGCGCTGCGCCGGGGCTTTGAAGCCCTGCGGGTGCGTCAGTCGGCCAGGACCTCTTCGACGATCTCGCAGTGAATCACAAAGCCTGTCAGGTAAGGCAGGCCCTTTGGAATGCCGTGTTGCTTGCTGGTCAGGCGCCCGATGGTCCAGCCCATCCAGCGTTGGGTGGCGGCGTGGATCGCCTCCTGCAGGTCCGATCCGGCGTGTAGGCCGTTGAGCACATCGTCGGCAAAGTGGCGGCCATGGCGGCTGTCCAGGAAGGCGCGCACCGAGTCCAGTGGTTGGTAGGTTGCATCCGAAATCGCCGTCATCGCGATGGGCCAAGCTGCTGCGGCTTGGTTATTCATCGTGCCCCAAAAGCCCCAGGCTTCGTTCTGGGTGGCAGGGATGTGGGTGGTGGTCATCGTCGGCTCCATGTCTGTGTCTGTTTCTGTGTTGGCGATGACTCCATTGACGCGCTGTAGAGCACAGAAGCCAAGGCTTATTCGATCATTTTTACGGGCCGTGATCATTTCGCGACGCTGGCCAGTTCGGCCTGCGCGTTGGCGATGAGGTCCAAGCGCAGGTTGGGCGTGATGTTGCAGGCCAGTGCGTTGAGCGCCCAGTTCATCACCTGCGATTTGTCGTGCGGCGTCTCGGCCGTTTCGAGTCGCTCGATGTAATGGTCCAACTCGCGCAGGCTGCGCTCCAGGGTGGACCGGGCGGTGAGCAAGGCATCTTTGGCCTTTTGTTCGGTCATCTGGCGCATGAGGGTGTCGAGGTCGAGGGTCATGGTGGGGCTTCCGTTCAATCGTTTGGCAATGACCCCATTGACGCGCTGCTGCGATGCAAAGCCAAGGCTTTGATTGCAGAAGATGGACAGCGTGGCGTCACAGCCACTAGCCCACACGCCCAACGTAGCGACCGTAGTCCCCGCCCGACGGATCGACATAGAGGTACGGGCGTCCGGGGGCGTGGATTTCGACGCACAGACGTCCCTCGCCCACATAGCCACCCTTACCGGCCAGCCAGTCGCGCGAGACCAGCAGGTTGGCGGCAAAGCCATCAAACTCTTCGGGCGTCATGGTCCGGGTCTCGGTGACGTAGACGATGTAGTCGCCACTGGCGCTCATGTCCTTGAGGTTATCGGGCTTGCGCGCAAAGGGCAGCCGGATGCCAAGTTGCTCGACCTGAATCTCCTGGCCCTCCCACTGGAGGGTCAAGGGGGTGCGTTCAATGGTGATGGACATGCTGGGCATGACGGGCCTTTCTGGATTGATTTGAGACTTGGTTGTTTGCTTGGTACTTGGGGCTCACGGCCTTGGCCTGCAAGGCTTCGACGCCCGCCAGCGCCAGGGTCAGCACGGCGTTGTGAAACGCCGCCTCGGCCAAACAGGGCGCGAGTCGCACGTCTTCGAGCAGGTGGTCGATGCTTGGTGCCACCTTGGCGCGCATCGCGGCACACACCGCCTCCTGGCGCGCCGGGCTGGCGCTGCGGATTTCTGGGCACAGACTGATCAGGGTGCGAAACGCCTGGTCGGCCAGGCGCTGCCCCAGTTCATCAATCCGCGCCAAGTTGGGGCGGGCATTCATGCGGCCTCCGAATTGATAGCAGTAGCGGTGCCTGCGGATGTGGACTCGATGCGGTAGACGCGCTGACCACCGACCTCCTTGGCTGATGTGATGGTCAGCCCCAGGCGTTTCTTGAGCGTGCCGGCCAGGGTGCCGCGCACGGTGTGCTGCTGCCACCCCGTGGCCTCCATGATCTGCGCGATGGTGGCGCCCTCGGGGCGTTGCAGCAGGCCGATGACCAGGGCCTGCTTGCTGTCGGCTCGGGTGCGAACCGGCTTGTCCTTGGCGGGCTGTTGCCAACTGGCCTCGGCAGTGGCGACATCGGCCTCCAGCTCCGGATCGTCCAGCGTGATGGTCGGTGGCAAGGCGCCTGGTCGGGGCAGGCCCAAGGCGTCGTATCCCTCGGCGGCCACCACCCAGTCATCGCCGTCGGGCGTGATCAGGGCGCGTTTGAACAAGCCTTCGAGCACCTTGGCACGGGCGCCGCCCTTGATGTGCTCGGGAAACCAGGCGATCTTGCCGCCGCTGTCTTGTACGGCGCGCTCCAGGATGGTCTGCTGGTTGGGGTTGAGTGAGATGGTCATGGCGCCCTCACGCTTGCAGGGCGGCGGCGCTGCCGTTGCCACTGGTTTGATGTGCTGCGGTGACTTTGCGCACGCGGTGCACGGTTTGTTTCGGCGCGCCACCTGCCGCACGCAGCCCAGCATCAAACGCGGCTTGCAAGGCGCTTTTGACACCCCAGACGCTGACGTCGTGAAAGTCCAGGCTGTCGCGGTGGCGGGTTTGCAGGGTTTCGATGAACAGGTGGTCCAGGGCAATCGATTCGAGCAAGAGCTCGATCTCGTCGGGGGAGAGTGCGGTGGGTTGCTTGGGTTTGGCCATGTGGGGCTCCTTGGTGGGTTGCTTGTCAATCGACATCCGCATTCACGCGCTGCGCGCCACAGAAGCCAAGCTCTTTCTTATCCCGGGTGATTCACTCGCCTTTGCCTGACCCATACCTCGAGGAGGCCACCCACTTGCACTGAGTAGATCAACACCATGGGACTGTCCATTCGCGCCTACGCGCGCCACCGAGGCGTGTCGCACGTGGCCGTCAAGAAGGCCATCGATACCGGGCGCATCAGCCAGTTGCCGGACGGCACCATCGATCTGGTGGTGGCCGATGCCCAATGGGCTGCCAACACCACGCCGACCCGACGGTCGGTGGCAGATGTCGCCAGTGACAAACCGACCCCGCAGGTTTCCGCAGCAGTCCGCGATGCTCCGCAAGCTGCCGCACGACCACAGCGGGATACGCCTGAGTCGCCCATCCCGGCGCTGTCGAGTGGAGGCACTTCGCTGCTGCAGGCCCGCACCGTCAACGAGGTGGTCAAGGCGCAAACGAACAAGGTGCGCTTGGCCCGATTGAAGGGCGAACTGGTTGATCGCTCGCAGGCCGTGGCCCATGTGTTCAAGCTGGCCCGTGCCGAGCGCGATGCCTGGCTCAACTGGCCCGCACGCATCTCCTCGCAGATGGCCGCAGGGCTGGGCGTCGATGCGCACGTCTTGCATGTGGCGCTGGACGCTGCCGTGCGTCAGCAACTGCAAGACCTGGGCGACCTGCAGCCCAAGGTGGATTGAACTCATGGACGAGATCTTTTACGAAGGCTGGGACGCCATCGAGCGCGCCTGGCGCGAAGGTCTGACCCCCGATCCGCTACTCACGGTGTCCGAGTGGGCCGACAAGCACCGCGTGCTCTCCAGCAAGGCTGCATCAGAGCCGGGCCGCTGGCGCACCAGCCGCACGCCCTACCTGCGCGAGATCATGGATTGCCTGTCACCCATGTCGCCGATCGAGCGGGTGGTATTCATGAAGGGTGCGCAGGTCGGGGGTACCGAACTGGGTCTGAACTGGGTGGGTTATGTGATCCACCATGCACCGGGCCCGATGATGGCGGTGTGGCCGACGGTCGAGATGGCCAAGCGGGCTTCGAAACAGCGGATCGATGCGCTGATCGAAGAAAGCCCTGCCATCCAGGAGCGCATTGCCCCGGCGCGCAGTCGCGACTCGGGCAACACGATTCTCGCCAAGGAGTTCCATGGCGGCGTGCTGGTGATGACTGGCGCCAACAGCGCGGTGGGCCTGCGTTCGATGCCCGTGCGTTACCTGTTCCTGGACGAGGTCGACGGTTACCCGCTGGATGTGGAAGGCGAAGGCGACGCGATCTCGCTGGCCGAAGCGCGCACCCGAACCTTTGCCCGGCGCAAGATCCTCATCGTCTCCACGCCAACGATTGCCGCGGCCAGTGCGGTGGAGCGGGAGTTCGAGGCATCGGACCAGCGCCGCTACTTTGTGCCGTGCCCGCACTGCGACCACCGGCAGTGGCTGCGGTTTGAGCAGCTGCGCTGGGAGCGCGGTCAGCCTGAAACGGCAGCCTACATCTGCGAGGCCTGTGGTGAACCGATTGCCGAGCATCACAAGACTTGGATGCTGGACAACGGACAGTGGCAGGCCTGCGCGCCAGAACAAGCCGGGCGCACGGCGGGGTTTCACCTGTCGAGCCTCTACAGCCCGGTGGGCTGGCGCAGCTGGATCGAGATCGCGCGGGCCTGGGAGTCGGCGGCGATGTCAGACAGTCGGTCGGCCTCGGCCATCAAGACCTTCAAGAACACCGAACTGGGCGAGACCTGGGTCGAAGAGGGTGAGGCGCCGGACTGGCAGCGACTGCTGGAGCGCCGAGAGGACTACCGCATTGGCACCGTGCCTGCGGGTGGCTTGCTGCTGACTGCCGGTGCCGACGTGCAGAAGGACCGCATCGAAGTCTCGGTCTGGGCCTTCGGGCGTGGCAAGGCCGCATGGCTGGTGGAGCACCGGATCTTGATGGGCGATACCGCCCGCACCGAGGTCTGGTCAGACCTAGCCAAGCTCATGGGTGAAACCTGGACCCACAGCAGTGGCTGCCAGCTGAGCCTGGCGCGTGTGGCACTGGACACCGGCTACGCCACCCAAGAGGCCTACGCCTTTGTACGTAGCGTGCGCGATGCTCGGCTCATGCCGATCAAGGGCATTGCCGGTGGCGCTGCGCTGATCGGAACCCCCACAGCAGTGGACGCCACGGCCAGTGGCAAGAAGCTGCGCCGGGGCATCAAGGTGTTCCCGGTGGCCGGTGGCATCGCCAAGCTGGAGTTCTACAACAACCTGCGCAAAAGCGCAGAGGTGGCCGAAGACGGCATCACGCCGATCTACCCGGCTGGCTTCGTGCATCTGCCCAAGGTCGATGCCGAATACCTGCAGCAGCTGTGTGCCGAGCAATTGATCACCCGGCGCGACCGCAACGGCTTTGCCCACCGCGAGTGGCAAAAGATGCGTGAGCGCAATGAGGCCTTGGACTGCTACGTCTACGCCCGGGCGGCGGCAGCGGCGGCAGGCCTGGACCGGTTCGAAGACCGGCATTGGCTTGAATTGGAAAAACAACTCGGCGTTGGCTCTCCGGCCATCGCCATTCCCACTGACACCCCCGAGGCCGCCCGAGAACAGCAGTTTGACGGTGGCCTCAGCACATCTAGCAGCGCCAAACCGAACCCGCGTCGGGTGGTGCGAAGCAAATGGATGAATTGAGGATGACCTGAGCATGACCTACACAGCAGAACACTTGCAGGCCCTGCGCGAAGCGCTGGCCAGTGGCGAGCACCGCGTGACCTACGAAGGTAAGAGCATCGAATACCGCAGCGTGGCCGATCTGAAGGCTGCGATCACCGAGGTGGAATCCACAATCTCCCGTGAATCCGGCGCACCCAAATCGCGCCAGATCCGCGTGACCACGAGCAAGGCGCTCTGATGGCCTGGCTCAAAACCATGACCCGCATCAGCCGGCGCATGTTCGGTGGCACGCCGGTCTATGACGGCACCGGCGGCGGGCGGCGTGCACTGGCCTGGATGCCGAGCAACCCGGGTGCTGTCGCGGCGCTTTCGCTGGCCCAAGATGAACTGCGTGCCAAAAGCCGTGATCTGGTGCGTCGCAACGCCTGGGCTGCCGCTGGCATCGAAGCCTTTGTGGCCAACGCCATCGGTACCGGCATCAAGCCGCAGAGCATGGTGCAAGACCAGGCCACGCGCGAGGCGATCCACAGCCTGTGGTGGGACTGGTGCGAGCAGGCCGATGCCGCAG